CGTTCAGCGACGGTCGCACACCAGCCAATAGGCGATAAAGCAACACATCGCATGATGTGATCGCTTGCTGATTTGTCAGCCTTGGTGCCAAAGGCTGTGCTACTTTGTGCCAAAGCTCGCGCAAATTTGTGCCAAAGAGTGGGGGAGTGATCGTTTTGGCTCCATAGGTTGGCACCGGAAAAAATCGGGTTCGCTAATGCTGGCGCGGGGTTGCGGCCAATATTGAGTCTTGTGATCATCGCGACTGGTTTGGCACCGAATGGCAGGACATTGGCAGAAAACGGCAAGAACGGGTCATTCCTGAGCTTAGATGGGGCAATGGGTGTTACCCAGGTGCTGCAGGGCTTTACGACGGGCTAAGGGCAATTTCAGGATGCTTGTGACCTATGACTGAGGTTGGACGTTACGAGGTCGGAAGCATCAGAGCGTCCAACCTCGTGATGCTCATGAAAATCAAAGGGTTAGAGGAATCTAGAGCAGAACTAAACACATCTGACCTCGGTCAAGGTCGGACGGTATAAAAGAGATGGCTACCTGGATTTAAAACAGTGCCTGATGCCTCTGGTCGGACAGGGCGGTAACCACGAGCTCGGCCACGACGCGGGTCATTCGGTCCTTGGTGGTGCCATATTCAGCCGCGAATCGCGGGTCAGCTTTGCCGGCTGCAGAGTCGGCTGCGATGCGGGCTTTACACACCGCCTGCAGAGCGCGCTCTACCTTTGACAGCCAGAATGAGGCAAACGGCCGTATTACTCAGCTAGCTTTAAAATTTGTGCCGAAGGCTGCGCAACGCAACTTGACTGTCGCAACAGACCCAAGCAGTCTCTCAGGGTAAAGCCCAAAAGCTGCCACATAGGGTGATACTGGTTCTGTTACATTTCTTGCAAGTTCGTTTTGCTTCAACTAGTTTGAAGTCAACTGAAAGGAGACATCGCTTGTCCTTATGTCCGTTCTCTGTAGTCGAGTCACGTTGGTGGTCAAAAGGTAATCACAGCGTCCGAGCATTGTTTGAAGCTGTCGCGGCCATTCACTACGACAACCCTACGTGTTTCTACTATGACATGTTCGCTGATAAATCATCGTTATCCACTGTCCTGAAGATGAGAGGCAGCGATAGTCAAACAGAGGTGCTTTACCTCGCAACGCATGGTGATGAAAAGAATATTGGCCCGAATTCAACGAATATCATTAGCCGAACAGAGGTACGAAACGCGCTCATCGCGGCGAATAAGAAAGCACAAGTCAAGGGGGGTTATCTTGGTACCTGTCTGACGGGAAATGCAGATGTTGCAAAGTTTTTCCTCGAAAACACTAGCACCAAGCTCGAATGGATAGCTGGTTATCGCGATTCCGTTGACTGGATTGACGGAAGTGCAATCGACATGATCTTCTTTTCAAAGCTTGCTGAGTTGTATGTGAAGAACAAGAGTAAGAGAGCTGGGAAACTATCTCCGCGCAAGATGGCTCACGAAGCAGCATCAGCATTGCTGAAGCTGGTGCCAGGCGCTCATTCAACATATGGATTTAATATCTACTTTCACGAGAACAAGAAGCTTACGAGCATGTTTTCATAGAATATGATTTCTAGTCCTTTTATCGAGAGGACGCTTTCTGGCCTACTACTTCCAAGCGTCCAGTCACCTCTGGCCGGTATGACTGTTGCTGAGCGGCCATGGGGAGCCTCCAGATACAAGCCGCAAAGCAGTCATTCATGAGATCCGCATCGCCTTTCTCATTGCCTACTCGGCGCTCAGTTGTCACAGCTTCGCTCACGCACCTGATCCAGTAACCTAGACTGCAAGCGCCAGGCATGTAGGCGGCTTGGAATGGTCGACATTACGCTATGTTTCAACAGAGGGCACTATGGAAGCAGCGGCTTGGGGATTGCTCGGTACGCTTGTAGGAGCAATGGCAAGTATTGCAACGGCATGGATGGCAAGTAGGAGCTCGAATCGGATTCAAAGCGAGAAGCACGCAGAGGAGCGAGCCGAGCGCGCTAAAGAGTTTCAGCGAGAGACGTTATTAGCACTTCAAGAAGCGATCCATGACGCCTTGAGGCTCAATGCTCGCGCGCATTTTGAGGACGTTGCCTCATTCAGGAAGACTGGCCGTTGGGGGCGGGAACTTCTGTCAGATGAGGTGAATGATGGACTCATACTCTCTCGCCGAAAGGTAGCCATCTTGATTGAAAGAGTGGTCGATGCATCGCTCCGCACGGATGTGAAATCGTTGATGCGTGTTGCAGCTAAAGGTGGCTTTGCGCAGAGCGAGCAGGAAGCGGAAATGAATCTATTTGAGTTGTCTGAAAGAATGACGCCGCTTCTTGAGAACATTGGCTCTGTATTGCGCAGCCACTATTGAATTGACGTAATGAAACCTAACGAATCTCTCGAGCTGGCAAGCCACTGCTCGCGGTTCAGCTTCTGCGTTGAGTGTCTGCATCTTATTGTCGCTTGTAGCGGCTCATGGCCGGCTGCGACTGTCGCTGTTTGACCGATTGCAGCTGTTGGGCCAGGAGGACAGCTGCGGCAATGCAGCGATTGCAGCTAGCTATGATCGCCACTCTCGTCGAGGAGATGCGCTGCGCATGGCGTCGGATCCCTCGCTCGCTCTTCACCGCCTCCCTTTCCCCTTAAACCTTGAATGATCAGATCAGTGTTGGAAAGCGTGTGAGTAAGCCAGGAAATTCGGAGTTCTAAACGAATCGCCACCCACCGCCAAGTCGCGGTGGTTCACCAACTGCGGGTTGGATTTCATGTAATCTGCAAGCTTGCTGGCGTACAAAGGGTCCATGGCATCGCGCATGTCCATATGAAAGGACATGAGGGGAACATCTTTTTCAAGTGTGACGAGGGCGCAGACATGGCCCAAATCAGACCCAAGCATCGCTGCGAGCCTTGACTGCTCCAGCAGTGCCAAGGCATTGGGTGAGCGTGCTCTCGTGGTGTTGTACGCTCGATCCCTCAGGGCTGTCCCCCACAGAGTAACGGATCCATCCACCAGTACCTCCCAGATCGGGGAGTCATGGTATGGGCAGGATTTGCCCTCCCAGTACGGAAAGATGCCGTCGCGCCAGTTCACGCCCTGCGAAACCCGGGCAGCAAGCATCCAAGTGATCCAGTTCGCATCCACGCGAGTGAGATTCGGTGCGGCCGAAACACCCACATCGGTCAAGTTCTCATGCACAAGGTGACCGCCCCAATCCTCTTGCGCGGCAGCTAACGCGCTTTCGGGTGTGTCAAACACATAGAGCCCGGTCAGTCGCGAAGCGTGATGATTGAATTGCATCACCCGCGTCGCTTCCAATTCCAACTCAAAATTGAGTCGATCCAAGTTCTGATCCATCAAGAGGCGGGCCATCGTCATGGAAAGGGCGGGCACGGCTGCCTCCCCCATGCTTCGCTGAACGAGTTTTTGGCTCACTAGGACACCGCGGTAGGCGTTCCAGGCGATCATGGGATCGCTGACGTCCAGATACATGAAACCATCAAATGTCATCAGCAACTTTCAATTCAGGACAATCGGGCGCACGACGGCAGACGCCTACCCGGTGACAAGGCGAGAAGCCTCTTCTTAGGTAGCCGCGCTTGGTTGCCTGCATCATAGTGAGCATCTCATGCTCCAGCATGGCCAATACCAAGGCGAATGTTGAACGACTCTGAGCGCGGAAGCTGCCATTCGCGTCGCTGACTACGATTGACTGGATTCATCCTGCAGTGGTTTGAAGTGGCCCAACGATGACTGACCGGTCATGGTCGCAAGGCGATATGAGCATTCTTTTTGATGGTCACGTTGTGGAGTCCGACAGGCTGCATTGCTAGCATGTACAGGTTGAATGCAAAACGCCCGACCAGGAATGATCGGGCGTCTTTAAGGATGGAGCAGGCCGGGTTTAAAAGAGCACCCGCTGCCTACGGTCGAGAGGTGCAGTCACCCCCATGGTGGCTACGATGCGAACCACCTGGCCCTCGGTGAGGCCATATTCGGCGGCGATCTTGCGGGCCGTTTTGTTCGTCGCGTAGTCGGCTGCGATGCGGGCATTGCGCACCGCCTGCAGGGCGCGCTCGGCCTTGGGCAGTTGGAAGTGAGGCAGGCTGCCGTACTCCTTCGCCAGCTTTAAAAGTGCCTCGACCCCGATTACTTTGGCGTAGGGGTGGTCGGGTGTGACCCTATCTGGAGTTGGAAAATACACCCGCAACCCACCCCACCTCTGCACCAGTGCCATGGTGGCCTGCAGGCCGATCAGGCGCTCGAAGTCCTGCAGCAGGGGCGGCAGAAGGTCGATTGGGATGGCGGTGGAGTGGGTCATGCACTCGCTGCCTGCCGCTTGGCCCGGTCCAGCATGGACTTGAGGGCTTCGATCACCTTGGATGCGTCTGCAGCGCCCAGAAACTTGACGTGCGAGACGCCGACGCCGGCCGTGCGACCGACGAAACTCAGCATTGCTTCCGGACTGGCATCACGCAGGCCGCCAGCCTTGTCCAACTGCCTCCACAGCCATTCGATTTTCTCTGCCTGGCCGAACGGCTTGAAGCCCGTGGCTTTGGGTTTGAAGCCGAGGGTGGCCATGTGGGCCAGCACCTTGGCACGGCCTTCGGCGTCGAGATCAGCGGCGCTGTCTTTGCCGGTCAGGTGGGTGAGGTGAAACCGATAGTCATCCTCGCTCCAGCCCAAGGCCGTGCAGCCCTGGTGGATGTGGCCCAGCTCACGGCGGCGCTGAGCTTGCCCGGCGGCGGGCAATGTGTGTACGGCAAAGCGACTCATACGGCGGCCAGGTCCAGGTTGATGGCGTCATAGGCGCCGGTGGTCTCGTTGCGCTTGTAGAAGCGGATGTAAGGCTTGGTGCTGGCCACCTGGATGCTGTCCGAGATGGCTTTCATGGCCAGCTGCCAGTCCTCGTCCTGGATGTCCAGGCGGCGCAGGCCCAACACGCGGCCCGTGTTGATTAGGCCCTGCTTGTCGACCTGGAAGGCATCGGCCACCAGCACCTTGATGTTGTCGTTGGCACCCTCGGCCCAGCGCGTTACGCATTGGTCGATCAAGCTCTTGGCGGCCTGGAGCTGCTCACCAAAGGTGATCTGGTCTTGCATCTGGCGCACGACCTTGAACTTGCCATCAAAGGTCATGAGCGTGAAGTTGCCCTTGGTGCCGCGTACCTTGACTCCGTACTGCTCCACGCTGGTGGCCACAAACGCCGTGACATCGCCCATGGAGTCCAGCTTGAACTTGGCTAGGTCCTGGCTCCTGGCTTCGGCCTGGGCGCAGAGGTCGCGCACCAACTGGTCGCGCAGCTTGTCGATGTCGGAGACCTTGCTTTCAGGGACCAGGTCGCCCTTGGCGTTTTCCCAATAGCCTGCGGGGATCTCGGGAAGAGAAATCTGCTGATTCATATCGTTCTTTCTGTTGGTGATGAGACGGTGCTTATGGGAGCTCAAGGAAACACGGAGCGCATTTCCACGTAGCCGGTGATGGCGGCGACCAAGAAGCCCAGGGCCATCAGCAGCACAAAGATGAACAGCGTCAGGGCCAGTTTTTCGCGGCGGGTCGCGGGGGCCGTGCTGGCGTGCTCGATGGTCCAGGTGGGCAGGGGACGCTGTTTGGGCTGGGTGGTCTTAGACATATTGGTGTTCTCCTTTGAGCAGTTGAGACAGGCGTTCGCGGTGCATATGGGTGAAGTCGGAGTAGTCGTCAGCAGCGCAGGCGATCGCATAGCGGCGGCCGATGCTGTAAGCGCGCATCAGGCGCCTGGCGCGGCGCTTGATCCATGCCAGAGGAGGGCGCTGGTAGTCGGCCGCGGCCATGGGCAGTGCCAGGCCGATCACCAAGGGCAGGGCGCCGTCTTTAACGCGGTGATGCATTGCAGACCTCCTGCGTGTTGTGGTTGGCGATCGGGATGACCTTGCGGCCTCCCCTGGGTTGAAGAGCACGCGGCACAGGCGGTGCACTGGCCTCGCGGTGCAGGCACTGAAGGCAGGCCTGCCAGTGCTGCATCTCGCGCGGGCTGGAGGTCGGGGCCTGCCGATGGGCGTACGCGCGGCACTGCTCGGCAGAGATCACCTGCTTTTCGCCGCTGGCCTCGGCCGTGAGGTGGGGGCAGGTGTAGCGGCCGAATGTGTGGATCACTTTTTCAGCGATGCGGCCCGTGCTGGCCGTGCCGCTGCCGTAGCAGCCGCTGGCGTTGAGCACCTGGCTCAGCGCTGCAGCGCTGATGCCGAGCTGCCGGGCCATATGGGCGCGCACCGATTCCGGGCGCTGAGCGCGCTCCTGCAGCAGGGCAAACCAAGGCTCTTGCATGTAGCTGGGCTTCATGCGGCCTCCTTCTGGGCTTTGGCCAGCTCGGGCGGCTGCGGGCCGATGTCGAGCTTGAGCACATAGCGCAGGGCTCCATTGACCCGCTTCTTGCCGACCTCGAGCGCATCGGGGCGGGCCTGGCACCAGGCGCGCAGCAGGCGACCGATGACCGCCTGTAAATAGACGGTGTTGTCGCCGGCGTTGGCCAACACAGATACCGCATCCACGCTGGTGAGCACGGTGCGAATGCGCAGCAGATTCCACAGGCGCGGACACAGCTGTTCGCTCACGGTGAGCGGCGCAGCCTTGTTGGGGCGCATGGCCGCGGGCTTGCCTTTGCGCTCCACCAGCGAGGAGTGCAGGGCCGCCTTGCAGACCTCGATGCCCGTGGGCGTCAGCTCCCAGGCGCGCGGCCGCGCTGTGCTGGGGCAGGCCAGCTTGCGCTGTTCCAGCAGCTTGCATGCCGCGCGTGCATCCTTGCCTTCGCTCAGCTCGGTCACGATCTTTTGCAGCTCGGCCGCCGTAAAGGGCTGCACTGCATGAGCGGTGTAGCGGCCCAGAGCGATCAAGGTGGCGGGCATGAACCATCCGAAGGGCTTCATTTCTGGACTCCCTTGCGGCCCAGCGGTTTGCCGTTGAACTCAGGGCACAGAGGCAGGCCTTTGATCTGCTCGAGCGTGACCTTGGTCCAGCCGTTGGCGTCGGCCCAGGCTTCGATGTTGGCAATGGCGTTGAGCAGCAGGCGCATGCGGCCTTCGGCCTGGGTCAGCATCTCGGGCAGCACATCGTCGGCGATCTCGACATCCGACTTGGCGGCGACCGTGGCCTTGACGTCTGCCAGCGAGATCGGCTGCAGCTCCACCACCTTGGCTACGCGGCTGGCGATGTGGCCAAAGCGAGCCACCTTCATGGGGAAGTGCTCCATGCCCACCAGAAAGCACATGGTGCCGGTCAGGTCGGTGATGTCGCGGATGACTTCGAGCAGGCTGGCGGTGGAGCCCACCAGGAAGTCGGCCTCGTCAATGATCATGGGGACCATCTCCACGGCCAGCTTGCCGATGATGCGGGCCTGCACCTCCTGGTTGCGCCCGGTCTTGGCCAGCCCCATTTTTTCTGCCAGCACATCCAGCATGGCGCGCTTGGTCCAGGTGCTCTGGGCGCGCACAAACACCCAGCCGCTATCGGCCGCCCAGCGCTCGGTCAGCTCTGACTTGCCGATGCCGTAGCGGCCCTGGATCAGCACCAGACCGGCCTCGCGGGCACCACGGCGTTCCACCAGCTTTTGCGCTTCGGATAGGCGCTTGAAGTTTTCAGTTTTGACAAAGCCTCGTTTCACAGTACATTTCTCCCGCTGGTTGTTCTCAAAAAAATCTCTGGCACGCTCTGTGGTGGTTGCAGCCATCACAGAGCACTCTTCAAATCGGGCTCTTCGCCCGCGTCTTTCCATCCCAGTCCCCGCCCCTCGTAGTAGTCGCGTAGATCTGCATAGCTCTCCGATGCCGTGTAGTTGCGCAGCCATGTGCCGTCTGCTTCGCTCCACTGGTCCTGGTTGCGCATGAGCCACTCGTAGCGGTCGCTCGGTCCGTTGAAGAAAGGCCTGCCTGCAGCTGCTTGCGCAGCCACTTCCGTGGAGGGAGAGTTGATGGCGAAGACAGGTGTCTCCACGAAGGAGGGCACCGTCACGAATGGGGTGCTTGGCTCCGGCAGGGAAAGGGGGGCGGCGTCCAAGGTTGGACCCAGCTCGCGCAGGGCGGTATCGATCTGCAGTTCACGGCGCTTGACGGCCTGGGCCACGCGTTTTTCGCGGGCCATCTGAATGACGGGCTTGGGGAAGTAGTCGATGCGGTTGGCATCCCACTGGGCCTCGCAGACAAACTCGCCGCCCAGCGTGTAAATCAACACATAGTTCGGGTTGTGGATGTCGTAGCGCACGCTAACTTCACGGCCGTCGATGTCGCGGCGCATCAGGTCGGGCGCCTGGTAGAACTGATTGAAGAACTGCACCTGACCGCGCTTGGCCGTGCGGATCACGCTAGGCATGAACAAGGTGCGCAGCTCCAGCTCCGAAGGCTTCTCCTGCAGGGCAGAGTCAAAGCAGGCTTCAAACGCCTCCATGGGCGTCGGGTGCTTACCGTCGGCGCGCTTGGCCAGGCCGCGATGGCGGTGCTGCGTGTTGTATTCGTGGACCATCAGCTCGACGCCATCGACAAACTGCTTCCAGGTCGGAGCCTTGGGCGTGAGCTGGATGACCTCGCCGGTTTGCTCGGAGCGCTTGATGGCACGCTGCTCCTTGGCCAGGACGGCAGCCACCTTGCGGAAGGTGCCTGCGTCCACATCGCCGCCCTGGAAGCTGCCGAACTTGCGGGCTGCGTTGATGGCATGGGTCTGCCAGCTGCGCTCAATAATCCCGTGGCCCTGAGGCTTGCCAGGCAGGCCCAGGCGGTGGTCAATGCCCAGGCGAGCACAGATACCGTCGATCGGGCAGTCCATGGCCTTGGCGGTTTCGCCCGCGCCGTTGTCGCCGTAAAGAATGGCGGGGATTCCGTACTGGCCCACGGCGTGGCGCAAGGCATCGCCCACCGCGATCACGTTCTCGGACAGATTGACCGACCAGCCCACGATCAGGCGGGTGGCGGCGTCCAGCACCACGGTCAGCTCAGGCGCGAACGGCGCACCATGATCAGGGTGGCGAACCTTGGCTTTAAAGGTGTGGCCGTCGATCACGAACACATCGGCGAAAGCCAGCATGGAGGTATCGCGGCGTTTAAAAGGCAGCTTGGCGTCGCGCTGCGCGCCGGTATGGCGCGACTTGATCAGTGCCACGCTGGCTTCGGCTGACTGGCCCAGCTTGTCCAGCACGCGGCGGGCGCGGTGGTACAGCTTGCGCCACTCGTCAAAGTCGCGGTCCAGCATGCGCGTGACTTCCTTGGCCGCGCCGCTGAGCTTGCGAAAGCGGTGGTCCTTGCTATGGAACAGACCCAGCACAGCGGCCACATCGTCATCTACCTGCGGCGTATGGGTGGACTGAGATGCCGCAGGGAGCAGACCGAACCAGCCATTGCTCCGATGCATGCCGACCCACCGCTCCAGCGAGCGGGCGCTGACCTCTGAGCCGCGTGCACGTTGATTGGCCTGGCGCGCGATGTTCTGCGCTTCTGCACCGGCTTCGCCGGTCACGATGCGCGCGGCCAGCAACTGGCAGGCGCGGCGCAGGCCGTGCATGGGCACCAGCTCATGAACCAAATTGACCAGGCGCACACGGGCGTCGGCCACATCCTTCTCGGCCTGGCTGGGCACATGGGCAGTGCTGACTGCGGCAGAGGGCACCGCAGGCACAAAGCTGCGCACGGCAGGCGTGTCCACCACAGCGAGGGCCTTGGAGCCTGCCTCTGTAATCTGCCTTGTGCTCAAGGCTGCACGAGCGGCCTCGGGCAGCTTGGAGCAGTCGTATTCAAGGCCGCCTCCGCTGGCATTGCGTGGACGGCTTGGTACGCCATGGCGTTGCAGCCAGAGTCGAGTACCTTTTTCAGAAGAAGGCAAGCCGTTAAGACCTGCCAGATGCTTGGAGGTGAGCCACATAAGCCTGCTCCTTAGACCAGGCTCAGTTGCCGAGGGTGAATGCGCTGCTTGGCGCAGAACACCCGCATGACGCGGCGTGCAATGCGATCTGTAGAGCAGCGGCCCGCGCCGTAATAGCCAGATCCATTGAGCACCTGACTCAGCGTGGACTCATGAATCTGCAAAGCCCGAGCTAAGGCCCGATGCATGGTGCAGCCCGCCTGGTGGCGCAGGATGGCAAACCATGCTTCGCCCATGTAGCTGGGCGCAACACGTTGCATCAATGGCTTGACGGGCGCAGTTGTCGCCAGAAAAACTTGCAGTACCTTCACATGAAAGGCTGGGCTGATCCATGCGGCGTATGCAATGACGAGTTCACGCACTGCGAATACGCCGGGAGCTCGCCCACCTTTGACAGAGACCAAAGCGGGAATTCCCGCTTTGCCTAATTCATATGCAAGTGCCTGGGTGTGACGATTACGAAGCCATTCACTTGGCTTGTGCTTTGCTGCGCCACCAGCGGCGTGGTGAAGGTCGTTTAGGCAAAAGCGGCCTGAATCATCCTGGCGGATGCTGGTACTGAAGATGGTGATCGCGCTCATGCTGCGCTTCCTTCTTCTGCAATAGGGTGCCCACCAGACTTGCGTTGAGGCACTCTGGCTTTTGGGGTGGCGCTGGCGCTTGCGGTGCGCTGCTGGTGGGCTGAAACGGTTTGGCGTTGAGATTCGATCTGGGCACGACTACGGCGCAGCACGATCTGGTTGGGCCAGATGAAATCAATGGGTTTGCCAATAATTTCTGCAATGCGCGTTTGAATGCGCTTGCTCTTGATATGGCCGCTGATCGTTTGGGAGATGGATGAGGCAGCGACTTGCAATTCATCGCACAGCATTGCGGGTGTTGTTCCTGCGATGCGCATTGCTGCTTTGATCTCTTCCGGATGCATTGCTTTGATATCCTTTGCCTAAGTAGTTAGGTGAATCAGCGCCGGACGGAGTTCGGCGCTGTCTTAGGCTGAATTATGGTGCAGATATCTGCACTATGCAATATGAAGGTGAGGATATTTTCGTGATCAATGAGCGGCTAAAGATCGAGCGAGAGAGGCTTGGACTCACGCAGCCGGTGTTCGCGGAAATCGCAGGAGCGAGTAAGCGAACACTGATCGACTGGGAGAAAGGCGTTTCTTCACCGACCGCAGTGCAGCTATCTGAGCTTGCATCTGCTGGCGTGGATGTTTTGTTTGTAGTCACTGGACAGCGCAGTCAACCGATACCTGTACAGGCATCTCTACCTAGAGAGCATCAGGCATTACTGAATAGCTATGAAATGTGTAGCATTGCAGCGAGGAAAAATTTGCTGCAATCAGCTGCTTTGCTTGCTGCAGGAATGCCTTCGACTGGAGGCAGCGGGGTTCATGTCCGTGGCAGCGGCAATGTGACTGCCGGGCGCGACGTCAATGGACCTGAGAAAACAAAAGCAGGGAGTAGGCAGAGGTGAGTGACTATCCAGGCGGCCAGTTCATCAGCGTTGCTGGCCAGGCTAACGTGACGGCGGGACGAGATGTCAACAATTACTACATGCCCATGTCGGAGTGGACAGGTCTTGATGAAGAGGTTTTGCATGCTTATCGAGCACAGGCGTTTGAGTCGTACACGCAAGCAAGACGTCGTCAAAAATGGAATGCGCCTTTTTTATTTCTGATCATTTTGGCGATCATGCTGCTGGGATCTTTTGTCTATTTCTTGAATGAAATCATTGCGATTTTTGGGGGCGGCATCGCGGCGCTTAGCAAGCCTGGAGTCTTCGTCCCTGAGCTGATTTTTGTCACAGCCCTGGTCTTGAGTATTTACGTTGCGAAGTCGATGCATCTAAAAATACGGCGTGAAGCAAGCGAGCAGGTCGTAGTGGCCGCTAAAGCGATACGAGAAATTGATGTGGAACTGCGGCGCATAAATTTTGGAAGGGATCGCCTGTGAGTCATCTCCTTTGGCTCTCCTGTATTGTGGTAGCAAGGGGCGACAGCACAGGCAATAGGCGCTCGAAAGCAACGGAGTAAAAATAGTGAGCGATCAGAAGAGCGAGTCAGGAGGGAACGTTATCTATGTCACAGGTTGGGGGAATGTGACTGCCGGGCGGGACGTAATTCAAGTCCAGAAGAGACCGGTTGTTCGTAACGTAATCAGCCCAGGCCCTGAACATATCGATGACGTGCAGCGTCGTGTCATCACTGATCTGAGGGCTGAATGGGTGGCTTTGCACAACACGCTGAAGAAACGCAAGCTCACCGATGCAGCGGCTTGGGTGCTCATCAATAAAGCTGCGGGTAGCACTTCATACCACTTGATCCATCGTGAAAAATTTGAGGTGGTGACCCTGTACATTCGACAGCAAATGGCAATGCTTAGGAGCATGAGATCTGCGCCATCTAAGGATGATCAGTGGCGAGTAAAACGCATTGCTGCGATTAAGACCCGTTGCCGGAATCAGTTGAACGATCCTGATGCATACCGGCCTTACATTCGCAAAAACTTCAAACTTGATTCTCTGGCCGATCTTGCGACAGATCAATTGCAAAAGACCTATACCTATATTATGGCGAAAAAATTGTGAAGTGATCGTTTGAAAAAATTAACTAAGAGGGAGACTTATGGCATACGATTCTGAGACTTGGACAAAAAGAATAGCAGAGCGCACGGATATTTCATCGCAGGTAGTTCATTTGACGCGAGGTTCCGGAGGTAAATCAGTTAACGAGGTGCTGTTTGATATAGTTAGTCAGCAGAATCTGAAAGGGAGTTCGACTCAGAGTGGATTTATTTGTGGTTCACGCAAAGCTGTTTGTTTTCAGGATGCCCCTTTGGTGTCGATTTGCCAAAATGTCTTTTATGAGCAAAAGTATAAAAAATCGAACCCTACTGCGAAAGATAGATATCGAGCCGTTGGTATAGCTTTTGGTAAGCAGTATGCTTATCGAAAAGGTGCTAGACCTGTTATTTACGATAAAACTACTGAGGCAAAAAAATATCTGCCTGAATCTGAGTGGTGGCGAATAGTTAATTATGATTTGACAGATCCAAAAGGATTAATAGATTGGACCCATGAAAGGGAGTGGAGAATTCCAGATGACATGAATTTCGATTTGAAAGAGGCAACCTTATTATTTGTTAATTCTAAAAGCTTTAGAGAATTCGAGAAAATATGTGAAAATAATAAATCGGATTACCTAAAAAAGGTGAGGGGAATTGTGGTTATGGATAATTTACTATATTGAATGTGTTGACTGCTTATATTGATATGTGATACGGTAAAAATTTTCACCTTTCTCAGGCCAGCATTTGCGGGCCTTTTTTGTTTGTGCCTGCCCCACGAAAGTCGAGGGCATGGCAAACACACTTTCCCTCGGTAAAACGGTACTGCGTTTTGGCATCCCGCTGGTGCTGGGCGGTGGTGCTTATGTTGGGTATATCTCCAGCTATGAGGATGGCCCGGCCAGGCGCGACGGCACACCGCAGTTCAAGAATGTGGTCTATGCGGATTCGCTGGCTGCGGGCTTGCCCACGGCCTGCCTGGGGCTGACCAAGACTGCCAGCCCGGTGCCCGTGGTGCAGGGCGATTACTGGCCGGACGCCCAATGCATGGCCGTGGGCAGTCAGGTGCTGGCCAAGGGGCAGGCCAAGGTGCTGGACTGCATCAAGGTGCCGGCGACCCAGCCCATTCTGGATGCCTTCTCTAGCCACGGCCACAACAACGGCGAGCCTGCGACCTGCACCAGCCGCGCCATGGGCTTGCTCAACACCAGGCGCTATGAAGAGGCCTGCGATGCTCTGGCCCATGCGCCGAGCGGCACGCCCGTCTGGAGCTATACCAAGACCGGCAGGCGCAATGCCAAGGGCGAGTGGGAGTACCGCTTTGTCCAGGGCCTCTACAACCGCCGTTTAAAAGAGCGCGCCGATTGTCTGCAGGGCGTGGCTTTGCTTCGCGCGAACTACGACTTTGCCACCGGCACCTGGAAGGCGCAGCCATGAAGCGCTTTCTGGAGTCCATCGCCCCATGGCTGCTGGCGCTGGCTTTGCTGCTGTGCCTGGGGCTTGGCTTTGGCATGCAGCACTTCAAGACCAAAGCCCAGACCGTTGCCATCGAGTTCAAGCAGCTGCAGGACAGCGTTGCCACGCAGAACAGCATCGCAAAGGCGGAGCTGGAGCGCCTGACTGCTGAACGCAACGCGGCCCAGGCCAGGCTGGATCAGCTTTACCAACAGCAGGAAAAAACCGATGCCCAGGCAGTCCAAGAAATCGCTCGCCTTACTGGTGAGCACAAGCTGCGCCCTGTACGGGTGCGCATCGTCTCCCAGCCCGCAGCCAGTGGGGCAGGTGGTTGTCGCACCGCAGGTGAGCAGGCCGCCAGCGCCGACTCTGGTGCAGCAGACGCTGCCCAGGCCTACGGGCTACTTCCAGCAGCAAATTCTGCGCGCTTTGCAGGAGTGATCCAGGAAATCGAAACCCTTAACGCGGCCTATGCGTCCTGCCGGTCGCAACTGCTGCACCCATAACTCGCCACAAAAACACAGAGGAACCATGTCACTCGAAAAAGACGAACTGATGCTGCTGGGAAAGATCGACGGCAAGCTGGATGGAATCACCGCGCATCTCAATCGCCAGGACCAACGCATTCAAGAGCTGGATGAGCGCGTGGACCAGCGGCTCAACTCCATTGACACGCGCTTGCGCGAGGTCGAGAAAAAAGCGGCGGTCGCGGGCGCTGTCTCAGGCGGTGCCGTGGCGGTGGGAACGGCCCTGATCGTCGAGGGCATCAAGACGTATTTTCGTGGCGGTGGCCTGGGGAACTGATGGCACACGGCAAAGAAAAACGCACCCAGCTGCGTGGGCTGTATGTGTTTCAGCGCATGGCCATGGAAGCGGCCTGCAAGAAGCTGGACGTGCCGCGCAGCACCGGCAACCGCTGGAAGCAGGAGGCAGCGGACCAGGGCGATGACTGGGAGACGGCCCGCGCCGCGGTGGCCATGGGCGATGAGAACTTCAAGAACCTCTCGGCCAAGCTGCTGGAGGACTATCTCATTCAGCACCAGGCCACCATGGATCTGCTGCGCGAGGCCAAGGACATGGGGCCGCGCGATCGCGCCGAGACCCTGGCCAGCATGAGCGACAGCTTCAACAAGACCATGTCCAGCTTCAAGCGCCTCAATCCCGAACTGAACCGCCAGGCCGTGCAGCTGGACATCCTTCAACGCTTTGCCGCGTTTGCCCAGCAGCGCTTTCCGCAGCATTTGGCCGCCCTGGTCGAGATGCTGGAGCCGTTTGGCGAAGAGCTGGCCAAGGTGAAATAGCCATGGCCAAGAGCAGCAAGGATTTTCTGGCGGGCCTGACGGCCTTGGCCGATGACCTGCGCAAGCAGATCGACGCCAACCTGGATGGCTGGGACACCAACCCATCCGCCATTGCAGAGCGCCGCCGCAAGGTCTGCGACCCGGTCAATGGCTACGAGTACTGGGACCGCAACTACTTCCCGCACTATGGCCGGGCCGAGCCCAGCGAGCTGCACAAGTATCTCTACAAGCGCCTGCCCGAGGTAGTGAACACTGCCGCGGGCCAGCGTGATGCCATTGCAGCGCCGCGGGGCGAGGCCAAGTCCACCAAGATCAGCATGAGCTTTGTGAGCTGGTGCCTGGTCACCGGGGCCAAGTGGTACGCCATCATCGTGATGGATGCCTTTGAACAGGCCGCCGAGATGCTGGAGGCTATCAAGGCCGAGCTCGAAGCCAACCCGCGCATTGCCAGCGACTTCCCCGAGGCTTGCGGCCAGGGCCGGGTATGGCGGGCCGGCGTGATCGTTACGGCCAATGGTCGCAAGGTGGAGGCCTTTGGCTCCAGCAAGAAGATCCGGGGCCGTCGCCATGGTGCGCACCGCCCGGACCTGGCCATCTGCGACGACATCGAGAACGACGAGAACGTCAACACCCCGGCCCAGCGCGACAAGCTGCAGTCCTTTGTGACCAAGAGCGTGCTGTCGCTGGGGCCGCCTGACGACTCCATGGACGCCATCCTGGTCGGCACCGTGCTGCACTACGACAGCGTGCTGGCGCGCTTTCTCAAGAACCCGCTGTGGAACCGCAAAGTCTTTAAAGCCATCATCCAGTGGCCCGAGCGCATGGATCTCTGGGAGCAGTTCGAGGGCTTCCTGCTCAATGCCGACACGCCCCAGGAGGGTGAGTCCGCGGCCATGGCTCTATATAGAGAGCAGCAGGCGGAGATGGAAAAGGGCGCCAAGGTCTCCTGGCCGGCGCTGCGGCCCCTGGTCAAGCTGATGATCCGCCGCGCCCGTGAAGGGCACTCGGCCTTTGACTCTGAGCAGCAGAACGACCCGACCGCGGGGGAGGACGCGCCGTTTGCCAACTCCATCCGCTTCTGGGTCAATCGCCTGGCCGAGTGGGTGTTCTATGGCGCCTGCGACCCCAGCCTGGGCAAGGCGGGCAACAGCCGCGACCCCAGCGCCATCGGCATTGGCGGCTACAACCGTGAGACCGGCGTCATGGATGTGGTCGAGGCCGCCATTCGCAAGCGGGTGCCCGATCGCATCATCAGTGACGTGATCGAGATGCAGCGGGAGTACTGCTGCATCGTCTGGGGCTTTGAGTCGGTGCAGTTCCAGGAGTTTCTGCGCACCGAGCTGGTCAAGCGCAGCGCCCAACAGGGCGTGCCCGTGCCGGCCCGCGCGCTCCTACCTATTAGCGACAAGCTGCTGCGCATCGAAAGCCTGCAACCCCATATGCACAACGGCCTGATCCGGCTGCACAGCAGCCAGACCACGCTGATCGACCAGTTCAGGCATTTTCCCAAGGCCGACCATGACGACGGCCCCGACATGGTCCAGATGCTCTACATGCTGGCCGTGACGGGCGGCATTGCTGCGGCCACCCAGGGCGGAAACAACCACCAGGCACAGAGCGCCCGCGAGCGTTATGCGCGTCAGGCGACACGAATGTTCAGGAGAAACACATGAAGCCCAAGGCATGGAGCCGGTTCAAATCCTTCCTCGGCCTTGACCAGGTAGCAGCTGCAGAGGTCGCGATCCAATCGCCGGAGCCGCTGGCGCAGCCCATGCGTGAAGCCGCCAGTGTGCAGGGCAGCAGTGACGAAGGCTGGCGCAAGCTCAGCGGAGGCGGTCTCGAAACCTTGAACGACCGCGACCTGGCCCCCATGGCCCAGGACCGCATGCAAAAGCTGGCCGAGTACCTGTGGCAGAGCAATCTGCTGGCCAACCGCCTGACCGAGCTGCCCCTGGCCTATCTGCTGGCCGAGGGCGTCTCTCTGCAGTGCCAGGACGAAGAGCACCAGGCACTGCTCAACCAGTTCTGGACCGACCCCATCAACAACTGGCCGCTCAAGCTGCAGGGCCGGGTGCGTGCCCTGGGCCTGCTGGGCGAGCAGTGCTACATCGCCAATGTGCGTGAGGGCGACGGCTTTGTGCGCCTGGGCTATCTGGACCCGCGCCAGATCGCCACCGTGGTCAACGACCCCGGCAATCCTGAGCAGCCCATTGGCGTGATCACCAAGCGCGACAACCGGGGGCGGCAGTACAAATACAAGGTGATTGTTCTGGGCGAGGACGCGGAGCTTTTCAGCGAGAACACCCGTCGCATCCGCGCCGAAGAGTTCACGGACGGTGAGTGTCTGCTCTACCAGCTCAACAAGTTTCCCAATGGCAGCCGCGGCCGCTCGGACCTGCTGGGCCAGATGGACTGGCTGGATGCCTATGACGAGTTCCTTTTCAACGAGCTGGACCGCATTGGCTATCTGCGCTCCTTTGTCTGGGATGTGGAGCTGAAGGGCGCTGACGACGCCAGGGTCAAGGAATACGAGAAGACCTTTGTGCCGCCAGCCCCCAACAGTACCTTCGTCCATAACGACAGTGTCAAGCTGGAGGCCAAGAGCCCAACCCTGCAGGCCGCCGATACCAGCGAGAGTGCCAGGCTGCTGCGCAACCATGTTCTGGGCGGCAGCACCATGCCAGAGCACTGGTTCGGCGGCGGCGGGGATGTGAACCGGGCTGCAGCCTCTGAGATGGGCGAGCCCACCTTCAAGATGTACAGCATGCGCCAGTCCTTCCTCAAGATCATGCTGGAAGAGATTGGCCGCCATGTGCTGCTGTGCCAGGCACGAACCAAGGGCGTCACGCCGGACTGGTCGGAGGACAAATGGCAGGTGACGGCCGTTTTCCCCGAGCTGCTCAACCGCGACATCACCAAATTTGCCAGCGCCATGCAGACCCTGGTCACGGCCGTGGTGCAGATGATCGAGGCCGGGCTGATGACCGAGGAGACGGCGCTCAAGATCGTGGCCGACGTCGCCCAGCGCTTTGGCCAGGACTTCGATGCCAAGGCCGAGCTGGAGGCCGCACGCAAGGAAGCCGGCGAGCGCAAGGCCAAGAGGGATGCGGCCGACGTCTTCACCAATTTGCCTGCGGACCTTGCAGCGGCGCGAGCTGAAGCGGCCGGAGCAACTAGTCGTGGCCATGGCTAAGAAGCAAAGCAGCGAACAGGAGGCAGGCCAGAAGCCAGACAAGGCATTTGAGGCCGAGCTCGCCCGGCGCCTGCGAGAGCGCGCCAGGTTGCTGCTGGCTGGTGAAACCCAGGTGCTGCAGCTGCTGAAAGAGGCCCGGGATCAGATCCTGGTCACGCTGGCGGGCCTGCCTGCAGACTGGCAGCAACTGCAGCTCTCGCGCCTGCTGGGGCAGATTGAGGAGGTGCTGACCGGCGCCACTGGCCGCGCTGGGGCCTTGTTTGAGATGCGCATGCAGGATGCATGGACCCAGGGCGAGGACTTTGTCGACAAGCCCCTGGCCATCATCGGCCACAGGGTGGAGCTGCAGCTGGCTCAGCTCGATGTCGGGGTGCTCAAGCAGATGCAGGCGTTTGGCTCGCTGCGCCTCAAGGACGTGGGCAGCGAAGCCGCCCGCAAGATCGGGCAGCAACTGGGCCAGAGCACCATCGGCGCGCAGACGCCGTACCAGGCCATTCAGGCAGTGCAAAAGATTCTCGGTGCCGAGTCGCCCAGGCGGGCCACCACCATCGTGCGCACGGAGGTCAGCCGGGCCTTTGCCGTGGCCTCCAACGAGCGCCTGCTGCAGGCCGAGCCTCTGGTGCCAGGCCTTGGCAAGCAGTGGCGACGCAGCGGCAAGATTCACAGCCGCTGGAACCACGACATCATCGACGGCCAGGTGGTGGAAGCCAGCAAGCCCTTCAAGGTGCCCAACCCTGGGGGCGGCACCGACAAGATGCAGTGCCCGCATGATCCCAGGGCTCCCGTCGAGCAGATCATCCACTGCGGGTGCATCTCACTGCCTTGGATGAAGAACTGGAGGGTGATGACGCCGGGGGCCAAGCCCTTCACCGAGAAGGAGCTGAAGCTCGATGGACGCAAGGCTGTGCTGGATCAAGCTGCGAAGAGGGCGGGGATGAGGATGGAGTGAGAGCAGAAGATGGCATTTGGCTGTCTGACTTTTCGTTGAAGACATGCCAAGCATCGGCGTAGCTATGCCCTTGTAGCACCGTCGGATAGATCCCCGGAAATTTGGGATCCTTGAAAGATTTAGTGAACCGGTCTGGATCGTCCGCGAGATCTTTGCCGGGGACAATGAAGTACTGCACTGCAACGTCTGGTCGATTTAGCAGAACAAAGACGTATATATGCTCTTTTTCGACTCGAGCATGGGAGATGGGAAAGTAGTTCTTTGACCTGAGCGCCTTTACCTGAACCGTAAATGTTCGACCCGTTTCCGGGTTGTGGGCAAAGATGTCAATGGCTTTCGCATTGCCGAAGGTCAAAGAGGCCTGCAGCCCTCGCTTGAGAAGCTCTGCAGCAACAAAAAATTCACCGGCAAGGCCAGTCATTTGCCCATCAACTCGTTTTGGCTTGGTCGGCGTGATAGATGACATAAGGGAAATGGGCCTAGAGAATAAGAGCTGTAAGCGAAATTTAGCCCGAACTATTCTAGGTGAGGCTGTCACTATCGACGGTTAGATAGTTGGGCCATTAAGCAGCACGGCGCTCAACCGCTGGCTGCAGCGTGGACGTGATGAAAGGATCCATAGCTTGTCGTGGATCAGATCACTCGCGATGCATGCACCTCGTTGCGGTGGATGGAGAGCTGGATGGTGATGGCACCAGGGGCCAAGCCCTTCACCGAGAAGGAGCTGCAGCTTGATGGGCGCAAGGCTGGGCTGGATCACGCTGCGAGAGGGCGGGGAGGTGACCGGAATGACAATGCGCTGATATGTCGGGCGCTGGGCGGCTTTAAAGGTGGTTGCCGTGGCAACCCCTTTGGTTTCTTCCGTTGGCTAGGTTGCCGAACGTTTTAAAGGCCGTTTAAACATTGGTTGGTGCCGGTTAAGATTGGCTAATGACTGCCGCACCGCATTGGACCGCATATTTATCTGCATTGGCCACCCCGGTAATCGCTGTGCTGGGAAGTTGGATCGCTTTTCAACAATGGAGAACGGCCAGAGACAAGCTGAGGCTTGACCTTTTTGAGAAAAGAATGGCTGTTTACCAGTCTGCGCGGGATGCGCTTGGAACCTTGTTTACTATAGATCGGTTGACACAAGAGGAGGAGATGAAATTTTTGAGCAACATCTCTGAGGCGAAATGGCTCTTCGGTCCTGAAGTGTCCGACTATCTTGAAAAGACTTTGTGGGCAAAATTTTGTGACCATGGAGCTTATGTTGGGAACCTTGATGGCTTGGATCCAGGTCCAGAACGGACTGAGCTTGTGAAGGGGAAGGCAGAGCTTCGTAAATGGTTCTATGAGCAGCCAAAAAAACTTGAGGAGCTGTTTATGCCTTATCTCGGTTTTACTCATGCAAAGTCAAAATTATGGTGAGTTCGGCTCGCCAGAAAGTTGATCCTCAGACACGGCAGCTGTTCGATGCCGAGGTTGATAAACCCAAGCATGATGAAATTCTGACGTCCTTGTTTAAGGATGATGCTCGTTTACAAGCTCTGATCATGCGGACTCATCAGCTCAAACCGTTGAGAGAGCCTCTTGAGAGTGATGAGATCGGTTTGTGGGATGGATACCATGGAGGGCCACTATCTCGGCCGGCGCGAACACTGTCATTCAAGGAGGCTGTCCAGCTTGCTGGGATTGCACCCACATGGTCGTCTCTTAACCCAATCAGAGAATTTCATAAGAGAGCTGAAAGTCCGTTGATGATGGAGTCGAGTCCTCGATCGATAAGATTAATGGGATTCATCGACATACAGCTCGACTATGTAATCGCAGGACCGATGTATTTGCTGCAGGATCGCATGGGGAAAGTGAGTTGGGAGGCTGAGTACCTTCGTTGGAGAATGCTGATCGAGATTAAAGGCGAATGGCCTACGGCTGGGAATCTTCTTCGACAGCTCAATTTGTATTCTTCCTGTGTTGGAGGAGCTGGAACCAAACGGCTTGTCGTTGGACCTGATGCTTCTATGAATGAGCTGGTCTGCGCACATGGCTGGAGGCTGGCGACCTTTGATCAAAATTTGAAGCTAAATTTGGTAAGGCCGCTTGAAAAGGCTAGGCAGCCGAAATTGAAGCCAAACGAGTTCTGATTTTTCTGTAATCTCTATTTTTAAGGCCAGCATTCGCGGGCCTTATTTATTTGTGCCTCGCTAGGCACAGTCACTCCATCGCAATGCCGCGCCACGCGGCACACCACCGATGGAGTGATCAATGTCCGATACCGAGACCCAAGAAGCCCAATTGACGGCGGCTACTGCCGCCAAGCGCGTAAAGCGCGTGATCCTCGAAGCCGTCGATGGCAAGGACAAGCCACGCGAAACCCGCGTGGCAGTGGCCGAAGAAGAAGTGCTGTCCTTCAAGGACTACGGCACGCATGTGGTCGTGGTCACCGTGGATGGCCAGAAGCTGACCGGCAAGTAAGCCATGGCCAAGCTCATTCCCTCTGGCACGGGTTTCGACCGCCTGACGGAAGCGGTCACCTCTGAATACGGGCAACTGATCGAGCTGGTGCGCCAGGCCGTGCGTGACAAGTTGCGCCTCACCGTCAATGGCGACTACTACGTCGATGTGCGCGGCATCTGGGCCGACCGCGTCGTGGTCCAGTACAAGGGCCGCATGTACAGCTACGGCTACACCGTCGGGGCCGACAACACCGTGGCCCTGGCTGATGCCGTCGAAGTCGTGGCCGAGTTCCAGCCCGTGACCGCTGCGGCCGGCCCCGTGCGTGAAGCCCTGGCCGACGGCGCATTCCGCGAAGCCCAGGACGGCTCTATTGAAGTGACCCTGATCCGCGCCGGCCGCAGCGGCAATCGCAACTATTACCCCGACCAGGCATTGCGCGAAGCGGCTCCCATGTTCGAGGGCGTGCGTGTTTTCGCCAAGTCTGACGCCGATCACAGCGCAGGCAAGGGCAAGGACGTGCGCAATCTGATCGGCGGCATCTACAGCGTGCGCTTCGTGGAAGGCCAGAAGACCGATACCGGCAAGCTCGTCGGCACCTTTAAAGCCATCGATCCCTCGGACGCGGCCGTCACCAAGATGGTCGAAGCCGTCAAGCGCGGCATGCAGGACCTGCTGGGCCTGTCCATCGACGCCGACGCGCGCACCAAAAAACGCAAGGAAGGCACCGAGCAACTGCGCGAGGCCGTGCGCTTCGTGAAGGTGCACTCGGTGGACCTGATCGTCGAGCCAGGCGCGGGCGGCGGCCTGGACCGCCTCACCGAAGCCGCCGCCGACCCGAGCACTCCCTCTATCTCCCCCGAATCTCAACAAGGAAGCCAAACCATGCCTCTGTGGAAGCAACGCATGCTGGAGGCCATCAAGGCCAAAGACCCGGCGAAGCATGCCGCCATCAACCTGGAAGCGATCACCGACGACGAGGTGGTCAATCTGCATGAAGCCGTGTGCGGCCCGCTGGTGCCCCAGCCCGGCACGCAGCGCATGACCGAAGCCCAGGGCGAGGACGCCCCTCTGACCCGTGCCGATCTGCGTGTCTATGAACTGCGTGGCGCAGCACGCGACCGCATCGGTGCGGCCAGGCTGCCCCAGGCAGCTAAGGATCGGCTGCTGGGCCAGATCGCTACTGCTGCGGCCGACCGCCTCACCGAAGCGGCCGTGGGCGAGCTGATCAAGGCCGAGGGCGACTACATCGCCCGCATGACGGAGTCCGGCACGGTTCGCGTGCCTGCCTTCGGTGCCGGTTCCATCAATGTGGAAGACCGCAGCCTGTCCATCCGCGAGATGCTCAACGCGTTCTTCGACCCGGCGCACAAGGATCACCGCAATGCGCAGTCGCTGCGCGAGTGCTACATCGAGATCACGGGCGACCGCCGCGTGACGGGTATGGTGCGGGATTGTGACCTCGGCCGCATGGCAGAAAGCCTGGGTGTCATGCGTGAGTCGGTCAACAGCTCCAGCTGGGCCGATGCACTGGGCGACAGCATCACCCGCCGCATGCAGGCCGTTTACACGGGCCAGACCAATCTGGACGCATGGCGCCGTGTGGCAACCACGGGGCCGGTCAAGGACTTCCGCACCCAGGAGCGCATCCGCATCGGCGGCTACGGCAATCTGCCCGCTGTGGCCCAAGGCGCGGCCTATCAGCCGCTGGGCACTCCGGGCGATGACAAGGCCACCTTTGCGGTGACCAAGCGCGGCGGCACCGAGGATGTGACGCTGGAAGCGATCAAGAACGACGACGTGCAGGCGCTGCGTCGTATCCCCACCGAGCTGGCGCTGGCGGCCAAGAACACGCTGTACGAGTTCGTTTTCGACTTCTTCCGCGTCAACAGCCCGATCTACGACAGCAAGGCGCTGTACCACGCCGATCACGGCAACCTGTTCACGGGCGCGCTGACTGCCGCCGAGTTTGCCGCGCACCGCCTGGCCATGCTCAAGCAGACCCGCGCCGGCAGCAACAAGCGCCTGGCCACCGGGCCGGCAACGATCCTGGTGCCGTTCGAGCTGCAGGAGGCGGCCTTCGATCTGTTCGTGCGTAACCAGAACCTGGACAAGACCTTTGTGCAGACGATCAACCCCGAGGTGATCCCGGTCAGCTATTGGACGGACGGCAACGACTGGTGCACGGTTGCCGACCCCATGGTGCTGCCGGTGCTGGACATCGGTTTCTTGGACGGCCAGGAAGAGCCCGAGCTGTTCGTGCAGGACCAGCCCAACGGAGGCTCGATGTTTAGCAACGACAAGCTGACCTACAAGATCCGCCACATCTACGGCGGCACCGTCCTCGTCGACGGCGAAAAGGGCACGACCAAGGCCGTCGTGGCCTAACCGGCCTGAACTCTCCCGACCCGTCCCCACAAGGGGCGGGTTCGCAAAGTCCCCGGCTTGGCCCGGAGTCTTTGCAAACCCGATGGTCCGCACCTTTAAACACTAGGAGCCGCAGTGGCGCTTGAAGATTTTCAGCAACTGGTCAAGGACATGGTCTCCGACCAGGACGACGCGATCACCGCCGAGGTGCGCGACCGTGCCATTGACCAGGCGCGCATGCGCTACAGCGAAGATATGCCGCGCCTGGAGGTGGAAGAGGTGACCTGGCCTGAGGCTGGCGTCTTTGGCCCGGTGCCCGCAGGCTGGACCGACAGCGCTGTCGTGAAGGCCGTGGAGTTCCCGGTGGGCCGGCGTCCCGCGTCCCTGGTGTTTGCGGACGCTTACCGAACGGCCACGGGCTGGGGCTTGGAGAGCGAGAAGGCTCTGCCTGGCAGCGCCCTGGTGCGGGTGAGCTACCAACTGCCCCATGTGCTGGACGCTGCCGCGGACAGCATCCCGCAACGCCACCGCCTGGCCGTGGCTTCGTTTGCCGCCCATTTGTTGTGCCAGCAGCTGGCCACGCGCTTTGCAGGCGACCGCGAGACCACGATGGGCTCGGATATGTCCCGCACCGAGAGCCGTTCGCGCAACTATGCGTCCCGTGCCAAGGACTACCGCGCAGCTTATTTCGCGGGCATCGGCTTGGTCGATCCGGCCCTGCAGGACGCTGTTGCCGGCTCCGCGGTGTCGGCGGTTGTGAGCTGGCCCCGCCGCAACCCGCGCCATCGCCTAGTGCATAGGGGCGGGGTATGAACCTCGACATCAGCCTGGGCGACCTGAGCGCCATCGAGCGCGGCCTGCGTGAGGAGCCCGATTACAGCCGCCAGGTGCTGGAAGCCACAATGCACCAGGCCACGCTGCTGGTGCAGCGTGAATGGCAGGAAAACATGCCGCGCGTCAGCGGCATCACGGCCCGCAGCATCACCAGCGATGTGGCCAGCACACCGGCAGGGGTGCTGGGCATCGTGGGCAGCAGCCAGCCCTCGGCCTTGTTTATCGAATTGGGCACCATGCCGCACATGCCACCGATCAAGGCCATTGAGCCGTGGGTCAGGGAGGTGCTGGGCATCCGCGAGCCCAAGGAAGTCAAACGGGTGGCCTTCCTGGTCGCCAGAAAAATTGCCCGCGAAGGCACCGAGCCCCAGCGGCCCATGGAGCGCGCATTGCTGTCCACGCGCGGCCAGGTTATCGCCATGTTTGAGGCCGCAGCGGGCCAGATCCTCAACTTCATCACGGGAGGCAAGGCATGACCGCCGCCACTTTGTCTGCGGCCCGCAGCGCCTTGCTGGCCGTGCTGGCCACAGTGCCCGCCGTGGGCATTGTCCATTCGCGGGAGCGCTTTGCTGCCAGCGAGGCCGAGTTTCGCAAGCTCTACCAATACAGCCCGGCACAAGCCGAGGACGGCTTTGGCACGGACCCGCATATCCGCGGCTGGTATGTGCGCCGCACGGCGACCTCCGAAGTCAATGCCAACGGCCGCATCCTGAACGAGCACCACTGGCTGATCCGGGGCTACATGGCTTTTAAAGACGCCGTGGAGAGCGAGCTGATCTTTGACGACCTGGTCGAGCGCATCCGCGCCGCAGTGCGGGTCGATACCACGCTGGGCCTGCCGGGTCTGCTGGGCGGCTCCACGCAGCAGGAGCGCGGCGTGCAGGTGGCCAGTGCCGGCCCGGTGATGTTTGCCGGGGTGCTGTGCCACAGCGCCATGCTGGAGCTCAGCACCCGCAGCTGGGCCGAATGGAGAAAACCATGAAAACCAGCCCCCGCCGCAAAGCTGTGCCGGCCCAGCCGGCCATGGTGCCCATGACCTTGACTGCAGAGCACGAGCACCTGGGCGCATTGCTCCAGCCCGGCGCGGTGATCTCCGTCCACCCCGATACCGCCCAGTGGCTTGAGGCCATGGGCGTGGCCGTCCCCGCTCAATCCGCTATCCAACCTGTCAACACAAAGGACTGACCTATGTCTGATGACGTCATCAAACGCGTTTTTGCGCCCGCCGCCTTGGTCGGCCAGATCTACGCCCGTGAATACGGCAGCACCGCTGCGCCGCTGCCCATCGGCAACGTGCTGGCCGCAGAGCTGTCGCACAAGGAGGATGTGAAAAAGCAGCCCAATATGACCACGCTGGGCGGCGGCACCCATTCCGAGATCCGCCGCGTGACCGATGTGGAGCTGGCCATGACGCTGGCCGACATCAACCCCATCAACCTGGCGCGCGCCACGCAGGGCACGGTCAGCGGTGTGGAGCAGGGGCAGAGCAGCAATGAATCGCTGACGGTCACCCGTGGCGGTTTGCTGCGTACCAAGCATTTGCAGCCCAGCAATGTGGTGCTGACCAAGGGGACCACACAGGGCACGGCGACCGTGACCGACGAGGAGCACCTGGGTGTGAAAAAGGGCGATCTGGTGCCCCTGGCCCATGCCAATGCCACCAATGTGTCCGTCCGCATCGGCGACAGCGTGGCCAGCGCCACGGTCCTGGCCATGGCCGGCAACTACACCGTCACAGCCGCGGGCATTCAGATCGAGGCGGCGGCGCCGGATGTCACGGACGGCAAGGGCATCTGGGTGAGCTACAAATACGCGATCACAGGCGATGTGATCCCGGCCGCGGGCAACTATGAGGTCCGGCCGGCCGGCATCTTTGTGCATCAGAACGCCACAGGCCTGGCCGATGGCGACGAGGTCAAGGTTTCCTACTCCCACGTGGGCTATGCCGTGATCGAGGCACTGACCACCAAGCCCAAGCAGCTGGAGATCATTCTGGAAGGGCTGAACGAGGCCGATGACGGGAAGCTGGCCATTGTGGAAATTTGGCGCGCCAGCCAGGGCGTGGCATCATCCATCGCGCTGCTGCAAGAAAGCGGCTTCATCAATTTGAAGGTGACCGGCTCCATCCTGATGGACTCCACCAAGGTGGGCGACGGCATCAGCAAGTACTACCGCGTGCGCAAGACCTGACGCGCCGCCACACTCTTTAAAACACTAAGGCCAGCACTCGCTGGCCTTTTTTGTTGGCGCCCAAAAACCGACAGTGATGCCTGAGAGCCGCTTTCAAGCAGCGTCACCGCCTGGGGCCGAAAAACACCTGAAGCCCATTCCACACGACATAGGCAGCGAGCAGGCCGTAGGCCACAAGCGCTAGAGCCATGCCGGCGCGCATAGACACCCCCGCGCCGACCAGGAAGGCGATGCATGCAATGAAGGCGATGAGACGTGGCATGCACCCATTGTAAGAATCCATGACAGATAAGCAAATCAGCCTTCAGATCGACGCCGGGGTCAGCGGACGCGAGTCCGTCGTGGGCCTGGCTGATGATCTGGAGAATGTGGCCAAAGTCCTGGAGGGGGAGGTCGCCACCGAAGCCCGCACGGCAGCGGCCAGGCTGCGAGAGCTGGCCCAGCAGGATGCGGCGATCAGCGCCTTTACCAAGCTGGAGGCCGAGGCCAAGTCTTCTGCGGCCGGTTTGCGCCAGGCCGAGACCGAGGCCAAGAACTACCAGCGCCAGATCACGGCGATGGGGCCGCCCACGGAAAAAGAAGCGGCGGCACTGCACCGGCTCAATGCCGCGGCCGAGAGTGCCCGCTCATCCTTTGATCAGCAGAAGCAGGCACTGTCGGAGGCTCAGGCCGAGCTGCAGCGCTTCGGTGTTGCGGGCCAGAATGCCCAGCAGGCGCAGCAGCGCCTGCGCCAGGAGGTCGAGCAGGTCCGAAACTCGGTGCACGCCTTGGTGCCGGCCCACCAGGCTGCGGCGGCCGGAGCTCAGAGCGCAGGCGCCAGCATGGTGCGCACGCATCGCCAGATTGGCGATGGCGTGGAGTCGATCAGCCAGCAATTGGCCAGGCTGCAGAAGTTCTATATGGGCTTGCAGTCTCTGCAGGGCTTTAAAAACATGGCGTTTGACCTGGCTGCGACCGCTGACCAGGCCAACAACCTGCAGGCGCGCCTCAAGCTGGTCACCGGGGAGGGGGAGAACTTCGCCAGGTCTTGGGAGGGCGTTTCGGAGGTCGCGCTGCGCACCCATAGCGCCTTGGAAGAGACCGGGGTTCTCTTTACCCGCATTGCACAGGCCGGACGGGATGCCGGCCTGAGCGCCCAACAGGCCAGCGTGCAGAGCCTGGGGCTGACGGAAACCATCAATCAGGCCATCCAGATCGGTGGCGCCAGCGCGGAGTCTTCCTCGGCGGCCATTACGCAGCTCATTCAGGGCCTGCAGAGCGGCGTGCTGCGCGGCGAGGAATTCAACAGCGTGATGGAGCAGGCCCCGCGCCTGGCCCGTGCTCTGGCCGATGGCTTGGGCGTGACCACGGGCGAGCTGCGCAAGATGGCCGAGTCCGGCTTGCTGACCACCCAGACGGTGATCGCTGCGCTGCAAGGCCAAAGCGCCGCGGTGGCGGCCGAGTTTCAGCGCCTGCCTCCTACCGTGGGGCGGGCCATGCAAGACCTATCCACCCAATGGACGCTGTATGTCCAGAAGGTCGACCAGGCCAACGGCGCCAGTGCGGCCGCGGCCAAGGCGATTCATCTGTTGGCCAATAACCTGCAGAGCATTGCCGGCCTGCTCATGGACCTGGGCAAGGCTGCTGCCGCCTTTACCGCATTGCGCCTGGCGCAGCATTTTCTGGGCATCAGCCAAGCCACCCAGGCAGCTGCTGCCGGTATTGCCGCGGCCAATGCCCAGCTCGTGGCCACCCAGGCTGCGGCGGCGGGAGCCGCCGCAAGCACCAGCCGCTTTGCGGCCGTCATGGGCGGGCTCAAGACCTTCACCCTGGTCGGCTTGGCGGCCAATATCAAGGACATTGGCACCTGGCTGGGCGAGACCACCGCCAAGCTCATGGGCTACAAGGATCTGACGGAGGATCTCGCAAAAGCCGAAAAAGCCGCGGCAGAGGCTTCCCGTGAGGCGGCTGCAGCTCGCGCGGCTGAAGCCCAGAAAACCCAATTGGCCGCAGACAAACTGTTTGATTTGTCCAAAGCCGCACGTAATGCCGTTGCCGAATTCGAGCAGCTCACTAAATCGGGAAAAACCAGTGCCGATGCATTAAAGAGCGTCACCGACGGTTTTGATTTGAATAAGGTTCAAGGCATCAAAGATTTTGCTGCGACCTTGGACAAACTGGGCGAGACGGGAAAAATCGCCGCCAGCGAAGTGGAGGCTGCTTGGTCCAAGGCTTTATCGGGCAAGGATTTAGCGGTATTTGAATCCAAGGCCCGCGCGGCGTTTCTGGGTAGTACCCGTGAGGCGGAGCGCCTGGCCCAATTAACTGAAGCGGTTTTGGTTGAGGCGGTTAAACGCGCAGGTCTTGAATATGACGTGCTCAAAGGCAGTATTGGCGCGGCTTCGCGCAGCGCAATTAATGATACCCAGGCCCTTATCGATCAAATGGGCAAACTCAAGCAAGAGGGTATCGACACCGGGCGCGTGCTCACGGCCAGCTTCAGCAAAGCCATTGAAACGGCGGACAGCGAAGCCGCATTAAAAGCCATCCGGGAGCAAATTGAATCGGTGCGCAGCGCCTTGGGGCAGAAACTTGCGGACGGCTTGCTTGACCAGGCCAAAAAGAAAGCGGACGCGCTCAAGGATGCTCTGGACGCCGCCAAACCCGGCATCAACAGCGTGCGTGAAGCCCTCAAGCAGCTGGGCATTACCTCGGACGAGACGCTTAAAAAGACGGCCGCAGATGCCAAAGCCGCCTATGACGTGCTGCGCGACAGCGGAACGGCCAGTGCCCGGGAGCTGGGCGAAGCCTTTAAAAAGTCGGCGGATGCTGCGATTGCCGCCAACAAAGGTATTGCACCGTCATGGGTCCAGGCCGAGGCCGCCATGCGCGGCTATGAGGTGGCGGTCGACAGCGCAGGCAAGGCCACGCTCAGGCTCAAGGGCGCAACCGATGACGCCGCGGGATCGCATACCCGTGCCGCCAACGCCGTCGATCAGCACCGCACCGCTCTGGAACGCCTGAATGCTGAGCGTGAGCGCGAGATCGCATCTCAGGAGAAGGCAAACGAGCTGGCCACACGCGAGCTGCAGCTCATGGAAGCCAAACGCAACGCAGGGACGATCAAGGGACTGGACTTGGTGCCTTCCTTCGAAAGCAAGGCTCAGGCCGACGCCTGGCTGGAGAAGTGGAAGGAGCAGTATCAGCGCGATAACCCGTTCTCCACCAACAGCCATGGCGCCCTCGGGAATCTGGGCCACGACATGACCATGTTCGAGTGGGAACGAGAGGTGCGGGCTATGGAGCTACGCAACACCATGAAGGGCAACGGCAACGCCGAAACCTCCAGCAAGACCCCGCTGGAGGCCATGGCCTCGCGCCAGATCTCCACCATCAATCTGCAGATCAACGGCCAGCCTTACGGCCAGGTCAACACCGACCCTGCAGGCGCTGCCTCGCTGAATCAGTTTCTCGGCGAGCTGGGCCGCCAGAAAGGGTCTACCACATGATCACCCTCGCATACAACGGCGTGACCGCCCATATCAGCGACCGCCTGGACTGGCAGGACGAGTTTTCTTGGAGCCCGGTCGACCAGGCCACCAGCTACAGCACCACGGGCGCGCTGCTGGTTGACGTGGCTTTAAAGCAGGCCGGCCGCCCGATCACGCTCATGGGCACCGAGACCGCCGCCTGGATCACCCGCGCGCTGTGCTCGACGCTGCAGGCCTGGGCCGAGCTGCCGGGCATCCAGCTCACCCTGGTGCTGCGCGGCCAGGCACGCCAGGTCATGTTCGACCACGCGCGCGGCGGCTTTGTGGGCCAGCCCGTTTTCAAGCTGCAGGACGGCGAAGAGTCCCCCGAGCAGCTCTATCTCCCGACTTTCCGTTTCAT